CACAGTGGATGCAAAATCCAACGTCTGAAGAAGGTGCTATTTTAAAAAGAGAGTGGTGGAACAATTGGGACAAGGATTATATTCCAACTTTAGATCACGTTATACAATCTTATGATACTGCATTTATGAAAAAAGAAACTGCAGACTATAGTGCTATTACAACGTGGGGTATATTTAGATTAGACGAGGATAGTCCACCACAAATGATACTGTTAGATGCATTGAAAGATAGATTTGAGTTTCCAGAATTAAGACGTGTTGCAAAAGAACAATATGATTACTGGGAGCCTGAAACTGTATTAATCGAGTCTAAAGCATCTGGGTTGCCACTAACATACGAACTTAGAAATATGGGTATACCAGTAGTCAACTATACTCCATCACGTGGAAACGATAAACACACACGTGTAAATTCTGTTGCACCTTTATTTGAATCTGGTAATATATGGGCACCTCTAGATAAACAGTTTGCACAGGAGGTCGTTGAAGAGTGTGCTGCGTTTCCATATGGGGACCATGATGACCTGGTCGATTCAACAACACAGGCTATCATGAGATTTAGACAAGGTGGTTTAATTAATCACCCTGAAGATTATCAGGATGAAAAACTACCAAGAAAAAAGTATAAATATTATTGGTAAAAAATTATGGGACCATTAGCAAGATTTTTATTATCGTTAAACAATTTAGTTAGATCAGGTGGAATTAAAAGAATAGAAGAAGCACTTGAGTTTGCTAGAAATGAATTTGGTAAAATCACGCCTTTACTTCAAAAACAAATAGAACAAGTTTTTAAAAGAGCCAAGAAGCCTGAGACAGGCGGCAAGAAACAAGGCGATGTTGTACCATTTAAAAAAGAAAAAGAAGGTATACAAACATTAGACGAGTTCCCTGACACCAGAGACAATCCACTACAACCTTTTGACAAGGATTTAGATGAATTTAAACTTCCTAAAAATCCTTTAGACCCGGCGATAGGAATTACTAGAACAGCTGTTAGAACCATACTAAATAAAAAAGGAATAGATATAGCTAAAGGAGAAGATCCAATAGAAATATTTAGAAAAACTTTTGGACAAGATGTTTTAATAGATGTCAACAACGTATCAGAAGAATTACTTGAGATGGAAAGAATGGGTAAAGGATTTAAAGGGTTAGATGAAATTTTAGAGCAACAAGGTTTTTTTGATTTAAAAATACCAAAGGACCCACCGCAAGGCATGACAAATGAAGAGTTATTAAAATTCATGGAAGAAGTTGAACAAGAAGAGGTATTAAAAAACTTTGATCCAAAAGGTAGAAAACCAAGCGCAACAGGTGGTATAGCTGGCATACTAAATCTATAATGAAGGTTCATGAATACAATCAGATGATGGCGTACATGTTACGACCAAGACAAAAGTTTGCGAATGGTGGAATTGCAGGTGAATTAAAAGAATTTATAGAAAAATTTAAATTAGAAAACGGAAGAATCCCTACACAAAATGAAATTATAAAAGGCACAGGAAGAGCTTCTAAAACAATTAAATCTTATTTGGTTGAAGGTGTGGATTATGCAAAACCTTTAACTAAATTGGAAGCGGCAAAACTTGGTGGTAAAAAACCTACAGGTATCACAGAGGTTAGTGACGATCTTGTTAAACAATTTAAAGATTTAAAATTTACACATATATCTCCATCAATAGAAACTACAAAAGCTGGAAGTAAAAGTTTTAGAGTTAGGTTTACAGGACCAATTGCAAATGATTTTGAAGATATTTTTATGCCTGCAACAGAAGAAAATTTACAAAAAATTACTAATCAAATTGATGATATTGCAACAGGTAATCTTTATAAAAATAAAGCTAAACAATTTAAAACAGAAGAACAATTTAGAAAGTTAAGAAGATTAAAAGATGCAATGTACAGAAAAAAAGATCCTTATGGTGTTTATGAAAAATTAAGAAAATATAAATCAAAAGTATTTCCAGGAAGTGCCTCTATGGATATACAAATACAACATGGTCAACCAAAGTTTAGTACACAAAGTTTAAGTAGATTTGGATTTATACCAAAAGAGGTTAACATATCTCCAGAAGTAGAAAAGGTTGAAAGAATAAGAAACGAAAAACTAGCCACTGTTACTCGAAAACTAAAAAATCCTAATATTTCAATAGGAGATAAAGAAAAACTTATAGATGAATTTAATGATACCATGAAAGGATTAAGAGGTCAGTTAAAAGGAACACGAGCACAAGGTTTAGTTAATTTTGAATTATTGGATATAGACCAAGATGGAAATGTAACAAAATTAAAAGATACAGGGTTTGATCCTAAAAAAGGATTAGTTGCATCGGATGAAGATCTTTCTAAAATAACAAAAGAAAGAGCAGATGAATTAATTAAATTAGGAAAACAAAAAATAGATTCGGAAGCAGCTAGATTAAATTTAGTTCCGGCAGACAAAGTTGAAAGACCAGAAAAGGCTTTAACAAGAGAAATGTTTGAAGACGCTAATACTAAATTAAGCGCAAATCCATTTTTAGATCCTAAAAATATTTTAACAGGACTTAGTGATGTTGCTAAAGTATTTAGCACACCGTCAGTTGCAGCGACCTATGCCGGCACAGCGGTAAAAGAAAATTTAGAAAAAGGTGAAAGTTTACCTGAAGCTTTTGCAGATGTAGAGGTTGGAACAAGTTTATTATATCCAGAACTTGCAAAAAGAACTGTAGGTCAAATAGCTCCTAAAGGTACAGGTATTTTATCTACAATTAGTAGAGTAGCGGCTAATCCATTTTTTAGAGTAGCAAGAGCTTTTACACCTGTTGGTGCAGGTCTTACTGCAGTTGGTTTAGCAAAAGATGCATACGAAAGATATCAAGAGTTAGAAGCTATGTCACCGGAGGAGAGAGAAGACCTTAGAATAGAAGGAGAAGAATTTGCTTTTGGAGATTTTGCATAATGATAGGTAAAAAATCAGGACCGCCACCAAAAAGAGGACCTGAGCCTCAAGGGTTGAATATTAATTACAATACTGTTAAGACAGTAAAACTGGAGAAAACAAATGGCAGAAATAGACAAGTCTTTACCGAACGTAAAGCAGACAATAAACGTTCCTAGTCCTGAAGAAGTACAAGTAAAGATAGAAGAACAAGAACAACAAAAAGATCCGGCAATCGACCTTCAACAAAATGAAGATGGCAGTGTTGATGTAAACTTTGATCCTAACGTTGGTAGCAAAGAACAAGGTGAAGATCACTTTGCAAACCTTGCAGAGCTTTTGCCAGAAGAAGTTTTATCACCTATGGGTAGTGACTTACAGAGCACGTATGTAGACTACAAGTCAGGCAGAAAAGAATGGGAGCATGCGTATACAAATGGTTTAGATCTTTTAGGATTTAAGTATGAAGAAAAATCAGAACCATTTAAAGGTGCATCAGGTGCAACACACCCAGTATTAGCTGAAGCTGTCACACAGTTTCAATCTTTAGCTTACAAAGAATTATTACCATCACAAGGGCCAATAAGAACACAGATTATTGGTGTGCCCTCTCCGGACAAAGAATCACAAGCACTACGTGTAAAAGAATTTATGAATTATCAAATTATGTCAGAGATGAAAGAGTATGAGTCTGAGTTTGATCAAATGTTATTTTATTTACCATTGGCAGGTTCAACATTTAAAAAAATTTATTACGACGAAATTATGCAGAGAACAGTTTCTAAATTTGTCCCTGCAGATGATTTAATTGTTCCGTATTCAGCTACCTCATTAGATGATGCGGAGACAATTATTCATGTAATTAAGATGTCAGAAAATGAATTAAGAAAACAACAAGTTGGTGGTTTTTATAGAGATATTGAATTAACACCTGGACAAAGCGAAGAAACAGAATCAGAAAAAAAAGAAAGAGAACTAGACGGCGTAAGTAAAAGTAGAGATCAACAAATGTTTACGTTGTTGGAGTGTCATGTAGATTTAGACATAGAAGGTTTTGAGGATGTTGACTCACAAGGAGAGCCAACAGGAATTAAATTACCATACATAGTTACAGTTGAAGAAGGATCAAAAGAGGTTTTATCTATTAGAAGAAACTATGAAGTTGGAGATGTAACTAAAACTAAAATACAATATTTTGTTCACTTTAAATTTTTACCTGGTCTAGGTTTTTATGGTTTTGGTTTGATACACATGATTGGTGGTTTATCAAGAACTGCAACTGCAGCATTGAGATCGCTTCTTGATGCCGGCACCTTTTCTAATCAACCATCAGGATTTAAAATGCGTGGTATTAAAATGAGAGATGAAGCACAACCTTTACAACCAGGTGAATTTAGAGACGTGGATGCTCCTGGTGGTAACTTAAGAGACGCATTCATGTCTTTACCATTTAAAGAACCATCAGCTACATTATTACAATTAATGGGTGTTGTGGTTCAAGCAGGACAAAGATTTGCATCTATCGCTGATCTACAAGTCGGTGAAGGCAATCAACAAGCGGCAGTTGGTACAACTGTTGCCATGTTAGAAAGAGGATCTAGAACAATGTCAGCAATTCATAAAAGATTATATGCTTCTATGAAACGTGAGTTTAGTTTAATGGCTAGAGTCTTTAAACTTTACTTACCTCCAGTTTACCCATATGATGTTGTTGGTGGTCAAAGACAGGTTAAACAAACTGATTTTGACGACCGTATAGATATATTGCCAGTTGCAGATCCAAATATCTTTTCACAGACACAGCGGATATCACTCGCTCAAACAGAGATGCAGCTGGCAGCTTCTAATCCTGCAATACACAATCAGTATGAAGTTTACAGAAACATGTATGAGGCTTTAGGTGTAAAAGACATAGATTTAATTTTAAAAAAACCAGAGCAACCAATGCCAAAAGACCCAGCATTAGAACATATTGATGCGTTAGCCGGTAAACCGTTTCAAGCTTTTCCTGGACAAGACCATCAAGCCCATATTACAGCTCATTTAAACTTTATGGAAACTAACATGGTAAAAAATTCACCTGTGGTTGGTGCTGCAATACAAAAAAATATACTAGAGCACATAAGTTTGATGGCACAAGAGCAGATAGAAATAGAATTTAGAGAGGAATTAATACAATTATCGCAAATGCAACAGATGCCGATGCAAAATCCACAAGGACAACAACAAGTAAGAATGCTACAAGAGAGAATTGAAGGTAGAAAAGCAGTTTTAATATCAGAAATGATGAATGATTTTGCAAAAGAAGAGAAAAAAATTAGTGGAGACTTTGGAAATGACCCAATTGCAGCTCTAAGATCAAGAGAAATAGATTTACAAGCGAGAGAAAATGCTAGAAAAGAAAAAGAAGGTAAGGAAAGACTTGATTTAGACAAAATGAGAGCAATGATGAACGATCAAAACCAAGATGAGAAGCTAAAACAGAACGAAGAGCTTGCAAAAATGAGAGCAGACACGTCAATACAGAAAACTATACTGTCAAAAACAATTCCGTCGGGTGATAAGATGGCTAAAAGCGTTCAAATTATAAGAGGAGAACAATAATTATGGCATTTCCAATATTAGGTGCACTAAAATTAGCAGTAAACGCTGGTTCGCACATTTATAAGAAGAAAAAAGAAACACAAATGATGATGGCTAACGCACAAGCCAAACATGCAGAAAAGATGGCCTCCGGAGAGTTGGAATATTCGGGAAAATTGCTAGAAGCCCGACAATCGGACTGGAAAGACGAATTCGTATTGGTCGTTTTAACGCTCCCGATATTAGTGATTGCGTACGGGGTCTTCTCGGACGATCCGTCAGCGTCTGCAAAGATAAAAGAGTTCTTTGAGCAATTCCAACAGCTGCCGTCATGGTTCACAAATTTGTGGATACTTGTCGTCGCGAGTATATATGGTATAAAGGGAACACAAATCTTTAAAAACGGAGGAAAAAAATGAGAAAAGATTACGGAGTAAGAACAAAAATGGCAAATGGTGGCAAGTTAAAAATGGTCACTAACAAAGAAGGAAAAAAAGTTCCTTTCTTTGCTGCTGATGGCAAAGGTAAAATGGCTATGGGTGGCAGAGTTAAAAAAATGGGAGGCGGCTCTATGATGAAAAAAAGAGAAGCTATGAAAAAAGGATCTATACCACCACAGCTTAAAAAATTCGTAATGGCTAAAAAGAAAAAAGCCAAAATGAAAAAGAAAAAGTAATGGCTGGACCAGGTTTATACGCAAACATTGCAGCTAAAAAAAGAAGAATTGCTGCAGGCTCAGGAGAGAAAATGAGAAAAAAAGGTGCAAAGGGTTCACCAACTGCAGCTAACTTTAGAAGAGCTGCACAAACAGCGAGGAAAAGATAATGACTAAATTATGTCCTAGAGGTAAAGCAGCAGCGAAAAGAAAGTTTAAAGTATATCCTTCGGCTTATGCTAACGCTTATGCTTCTAAAATTTGTGCAGGTAAAATTAAAGATCCCTCTGGTGTAAAGAGAAAAGATTTTAAAGGTCGTAAACCATCTGCTATGGGTGGCAGAGTTTACAAAGCTGGCGGTGGACTTATGGAGGCTACACAAAAATTAAGAAGACAAGGTCTAGGCATGGGTGGCAAAGCTTGCATACAAATAAAAGGTTTTGGTAAAGCACGAAGACCAGGTGGATAACCATGGCTAAGAACGGTTTAGATAAATGGTTCAAACAGAAATGGGTGGACATTGGAAGTAAAAAGAAAGATGGTTCTTTTTCAAAATGTGGCCGTTCAAAACAGAAAGCAGACGCAAAAAGAAAATATCCAAAATGTGTCCCATTAGCTAAAGCAAGAAGAATGTCTGAGGGACAAAGAAGATCTGCTGTTTCAAGAAAGAGAGCAGTTGCACAAGGTGTTGGTGGTAAACCAACTAATGTAAAAACTTTTGCTAAAAGAACAAAAGCTGCAAAAGGTTATGCATCTGGTTACATGGGTAAGAGTATAAAGAGTGAGTATGGAGGGGTAACATTATCTAATCCATCTTATGTTAAATATTATAAAGGCATGATCTAATGAGAAAACAAGATAGAATGCCTGCTAAAAATAAAAAAAACTTTAGACCTACAAAGTCTGGAGCGGGTATGACAAGAGCCGGGGTCAAAGCCTACAGAAGAATGAATCCTGGTTCAAAACTAAAAACAGCGGTCACTGGCAAAGTCAAACCAGGATCTAAAGCTGCTAAGAGACGTAAATCTTTCTGTGCAAGAAGTGCAGGCCAAATGAAAAAGTTTCCTAAAGCTGCGAGAGATCCTAATTCAAGACTAAGACAGGCTCGTAGAAGATGGAAATGTTAATAAATTTTTTTAAAAAAATATTAGGATTAGATAAACTAGACTATAGAATTAGAAGATTAGAAAGAGCAAAATATTGGAAGGAGAAATATGAAAAAAGCGAGGGCTAAAATAAAAAAAGTAATGGGTGCTTTAAAAAAAGCATCTAAAGCACACGCTGGTCAAGCTAAAGTATTGAAAGGAGTTCTACATGGCGGATCCAAAAGTAGGAACGGGAAAAAAACCTAAAGGCAGTGGTAGACGACTTTATACTGATGAAAACCCGCGTGACACTGTTAAAATCAAGTTTGCAACGCCGACGGATGCGAGAAAGACAGTTGCAAAAGTTAAAAAGATTAATAAACCGTTTGCTAGAAAAATTCAAATATTGACAGTAGGAGAACAAAGGGCAAAAGTTATGGGTAAATCTCAAGTTGCTTCTATATTTAAAAAAGGCAAAGATGCTATAAGAAAGGCTAAAACGTGAGAAGAGCAATACTGGATGCGCTTCGTGCTAGATACGAAGCAGAAATTGCAGAGGCAGATGCCACTGCAAATATATATCTAGAAAATAGTGTTGGTATTGGAGAGCATCCTCAACACATAGAAGAAGTAAATAAATTAATAGATAAAATAGCTAATGCAAAAGAAAAACTTGATGTATTAGATGAGTTTGAACCAGAGAAAGGAACACAGTTATAATGGAAGATGGATTAGTAATCGTAGCTAAAATACAAAAATTAATGAGAGACAATTTACAAAAAGTAGGTGACATCTTAATAAGTGGTGGGGTTGACAATATGGAAAAATACAAGTATCTACTAGGACAAGCAAATACATATCAAATTATGTTACAGGAAATCTCTAACCTGCTAGATAATAAGGAGCAAAAAAATGAAGAAGGAACAGTTATCGATCTCAACACAAGAGGTCCCAAAACTTAAACCAGCGCTATTAGACAAAATAGAAGCTGAAAAAAAACCAGAAGTAGACTTAGCTAAAAAAGAAAAATCTAAATTACCAGAACCAACTGGGTGGAGACTTTTAATTTTACCTTTTAAAATGAAAGATAAAACTAAAGGTGGACTTTATTTAGGTCAAGAAACTTTAGAGAGACAGCAAGTTGCATCACAATGTGGACTAGTTTTAAAAATGGGTTCACAATGTTATGACAAAGAAAGATATCCTGAGGGTCCTTGGTGTAAAAAAGGTGATTGGGTTATCTATGCAAGATACGCTGGATCTAGAATGCAAATCGATGGTGGGGAAGTTAGATTGCTAAACGACGATGAAATATTAGCAACCATTGAAAACCCTGAAGATATATTTCATCAATATTAAACATAGAAGGAGAAAACTATGCCAGAAGAAGAAAAACAAAAAGAACCTATGGTTGACATAGATACTTCAGGACCTGAAGTAGAAGTTAACTTAGAAGAAGATAAAAGAACCTATGATAGTAAAAAAGATCATGGCAATGACATTTCATATGAAAATGAAACTGAAATAGAAAAACCAAAAGAGGAAGAAGTTAAAGTAGAGGAAGTAAAAGAAGAAACAAAACCAAAGGAAGAGACAGAGGATAATAAAAAAGAGTTAGAAGATTATAGTGAAAGTGTTCAAAAAAGAATTGCAAAGCTAACTAAAAAATGGCGTGAAGCAGAACGGCAAAAAGAAGCTGCTATGGAATACGCTAAAGGAGTGAAAGCAGAGCAAGAAAGTTTGAAAACTAAACTATCTACAATAGAACCAAATTATTTAACCGCAATGGAGGGCAGAGTTACGTCCGGTTTACAAGCTGCTCAAGCTGCATTAGCAAGGGCAAGAGAGGCTGGTGATATTGCAGCAGAGGTTGAAGCGCAAAAAATGATTGCAAGGTTAGGAGTAGAGGAGGCTAGAGTTGCTAATTTAAAAAAAGCAAATGAATCTAAAGAACCAGTTAAAGAAAAAGAGACTACTTTAGAGCAAGCTGTAGCACCTAAACAAACTTCACCAGATCCAAAAGCAGAAGCATGGGCTGAAAAGAACCCTTGGTTTGGAACAGATAATGCAATGACTTATACTGCTTTTGATTTACACAAAAAGTTAACTGAGGAAGAGGGTTTTGACGCTCAATCAGATGAGTATTATACTGAAATAGATAAACGTATGAGACTTGACTTCCCTAATAAATTTGGTAAAACAGAGGATACGGTAACGACTAAACCAACACAAACAGTAGCTTCAGCAAAGCGAAGTGTAAACAATAAGTCGCAGAAAACGGTGAGACTCACGCCATCTCAAGTAACAATTGCTAAAAAATTAGGTGTGCCACTGGAAGAATATGCGAAACAATTAAAAATCACGAAAGGGGCTTAGGCATATGGAAA